CGCATATTGGTCAATTTCTATATTGACCTCACCATTTATTTCCATTATTTCTCAGCCTCCTGACTGTAATAAAGAGACATGGATTCATCCATCTCCCTGTCTTGCTCAGATACAACGAGTCGATTAGTACACCAGCGTTTACTGCCATACGAGTCGCCACAATATTGACATTCAACATTGTCCCCGTCATAACTGTTTGTCCAGCGATGCCCGAAATCTTCAGACACGCCATTCAAATCTTTCATAGTTTTCCCTTTCCTGTTTAGTTGGTGAACCAACTAAATTGATAACCACGTGCAGGCATGGCATTTCCATCCCCGCACCTTGCTTTCCCTCATCTCTTGCTCGGCTTCAGGTGTTTTCCATTTAACCTCAGCACCAAAAAGTTTGCCATCCCAAGGTTTCAGAAATCCATCCTCGCCACAGTCTCGGCAATAGACTGGGATAAGTTCTGTTTCAGTAGGCATTAGCCCTCTCTTCATCAAAGTAATCAAAGTAATAGGAAGGAACATCCTTTTCTTCTACTTTGACGACATTTCCATCTGATATATATATTTTGTATCTGTATGAATTTAATATTTTGTCAGGCATTAGCCCTCTCTTTCTATTATTTTGTATGACTCGACATCCCATCCGCACAAATCAAAGATGACATGCAACTCGTCATCTGATGTGCATTGGATGTCTCCCTCGTTGACAAAGTCCAGCAACTGGGAAAGACTCCAAGTCTCCCGACCAAATTGGTTATCAACTCTTAAAATGTTTAAAGCAATCTCTTTTGCTTTAGGCATCTAGCCCTCCTTTGTGAATTTTTGGTAATCGCTACCATCACGCAAATCTTGCGCTTCTTCATCGCTATCAGTTTCCTCAATAACGAACTGTTCTAAATGTTTGTCAGTCATTAACCCTCCTCTCTATCTAAGAAACAGTCATAGCACAGGTTCTGTCCGTCTATTACTTGGACATGATCCCAATAGGGATGGTCGTTAGTTTGACACAAATCACACACCAGCATTAGCCCTCCTTTGTAAGTTTCTTAAAGTCATCCCATTGCTCGACAACATATTCAATTTCCTCAGTTAATTCCTTAACCACACGTTCGAGATACTCCCTATCTGTTTCTTCAGGTAGCGCTCTCCATTCATCGTTAGGCATTAGCCCTCTCTTTCTTCATCTGTCCATTCATCTACGCCATTGCATAAATGTCCAAGTTCACTTTGGAACTCATCAACGAGTTGATCTACTGCTTTTATAGCAGACCACTCATCAGGTATTGTTATTGTTATTACTCTAGGCATCTAGCCCTCCATTTCTTCTAAGTCTGCCCAGCACACATTGCACAGATGCCACCCAGACTTGTTGCCAATCAACACCTCACGATTTGCGGGTGTCATATCAGGAAACGCATTTTGAACATTCGTTCCCTCATTCATCCATGACTGCCAAGTTGCCAAGTTGACTCTCACGGTTTCAGTATCGCCACACGTATCACACGTAGCGAACACTTCCAATAATTGAGATGTATCCATCATTGCTCCTTTCTTTCTTTACGATTACGAGAAGCCTCACAATCCCAGCAATAACAGGGAAATTCCCTAGACAACTCTGCATCAAAACTGTCTGGCTTCGGGCGAAAATATCCTTCAACCCATGCCTCATGTCCTAAAAGGGCTTCCATCATTGCTCCTTTGGTAACGCCAGCACAACCGGAATACCCAACTCGTAGACTCCATTACGAGCATTGACCTTATAGGCTTTGCTCGTAGAACCACTAACAAGGTGTCCATCCTTCTCACCCATGCTGACATGCTGAATATAATCACACACCTTTCGGGTTGTGATTGTCTGAACTGACGCTGTAGTAACCCAAGTACCATCATCCTTAGTCAGAGAGTCATAAACATCCCCGCTAATCGTATGGTCATGTGGGTTGTACCACCAGTTGTGTAGCACTCCATTAAATGTATTACTCATCATTACCTTTCCGATTTAGATAGCGTGCTATCTAAATCCATTTGCTTTCCATTTCTTTATCTAAACGAGCCTTCCATGCTTCCATAGCCACAGACGTACTCGTACACTTACGTGGCGTGACCTTACGTACACCACGATTACGTGGAGTTACTCGCACATTGCGAACCTCCACAATCGGAGTGTTCCACAACTCTCGTTGTGTCAACCCCGACACCTCATAGTTGGTGCGCTCTCCGTTGAGAGTCACACCGTTAACGAACTTCATATGTAATTACCTCCTATTCATACCGTTAATGTATATACATACATTATATCGTATAAATCACATTTTAGCAAATTACTAAATTAGTACGACAAAATAGAAACAGACAATAACTTAAGGCAGGGAGCGAGTCCATTGTGACAGAGAACGAACCCATCGTAGTAAACGACTACATACAGGCAAATTTTGAAAAACTCAAAAACACGGTAAAACGCTCGGTAACCGGCTACCACTTATATGTCAAAATTTAGTGAACTCACACTAGACAAAACTTTTTTTTATGCTTTTATATTGATAGTGGCAGAATGACTAAAAACAATAAGTCATGCACGCCACGGCAAAGCGACAACTATGTCGCTAAACAAAATTTAGATAGCACGCTATCTAAAACAAACAAAGGAGGTAAATCGTGAAAACGATTAACCGTTGCCGAGAACTAATCTCGGAACTAGTGGAGATAATCCACACGGCTCAAACACTTGCCGTTAAAAGTGTTCGGGTAGGGTTCGTTGCTCACCGTAACGATGCTATTCAATATATAGAGGAAGGAAGAGGAGTGAAAGTTGTCCTCGATGCTTCCGTTATTCATCCCGACCTAAAGGTCAGGGAAGAACAGGCAATACTAAAAGAGGAGCGTGGCAAAGACTACGAATGGATGGAGTCGCTCGACTTCTTTGGTGTCTCTTCTTATGGCGGTAACTCAAACATGATTAGAGCAAGTCTCAAGATGGGAATTGCATTATCGACAATTTGCGACTGGGATGAATTCCTAGATGTAGATGCCTTTACTAAATCTGATCTAGTTACCGAAGGCAAGAGAGTAAAACTAAACGAGGCAAGAATAGCCGGAGAACATGGAGTCAAGGTCATAGACCAAGTACTCCAATCTCTCGGAGTTTCTTCCCACACAATAGGGAAAAAGACCACGAGGATAAACCAGTTTCTACTGGCTCAATCCTTCGAGGCTTCAAAACTAGAAGCGATACTCAATGCCGAAACTGAAAAGGATGAAGGCAAAGACAAAGACAAAGACGAAGACAAGATAATTGTTAAAGTCGAATTGTCCGGTGATGATTATGTCGGTGACCTTGAGAAAGTCTGCAGACAAGTTGGCAAGCACTATGAATTGACAACCATGCAGGCGATCACTCAATGGGGTATGAATGAAAATATAAAAGGACATGATTGCCCAACATCATTCAGAGCGTTAGCAGATGCAGTCCGCAAACTTCAAGACGAAGAACTTGCAGACTATGTCGACTCAACCGGAACTAATGGCTAGTACTTAGAGCCAGTAGTTCGCAATGAAGACAAGCCCCCGAGCCAAGCGCTCGGGGGTTTTTCTTTTGCCCATATTTAAAGTGTGGGCATTTTTTTACGCCCGAGCAACGAGCCGAAACTTTCAAGCCACTTGTGTTACCCATGCCAGCAGGCATGACTAGGCTCAGACAGCAAGCACCCCCACCCCCAACGGGGGTACGCCCCTTTTCCCACTTATATGTATAGATATGGAGGGACGGTGAGGTGATTTTTCTGATTTGCAGTGGTTCGGCGTGTGGTACTTTCATGGTTTAGGTTTGCCTTGCCATGTTCCCAATTAGCCTTCATGTGAATCACTCTTCGGTGATTGCGTGTGGCTAATTGGGCTATGCCCGTTTACATGTATATGTGCCTTTTGTCCCACACTGTAACATGATTGTAACACAATAGATGGGACTAAAAGCATTTAATAATGGACACGGAGGCAACATGGCACAAAACGGTGGCGGCAAAGGCTGGCAATGGGATGAAGAAACAGGCGAGAAGACCATGCCCAAAAAATGGCAGAAACTTCTCGACTGGTTACTTCAGGGACCCGATAGGGTTCCTAAATTTCAAAAAGATTGGGCGGCTGAGAATAAGATTAGCCCCGATTCTATTCGCCGTATCAAGCGTGATCCTCGTTTTGCTAAAGAATGGGATCGTCGTGCTGCTGAATTAAACATTCATCCTGAGCGCACTCAGGGTGTTATTGATGCGTTACATGCTCAGGCTGTTGGTGGGTCCACTCAGGCTGCGTCTTTGTATTTGCAGTATATTGAGAAGTTCACTCCTCGTCGTAAGATCGTTGTTGAGGATCGGGATGCTGCTGCTATGTCTGACACCGAGTTGGCTGACGAGTTGGAAGCACAGGTGCATCATCTGAGGGTTATTGATGGGGACGGTTGATTATGAGGATGAAACGATTCTTGGGGAGCGTCCTGAATTGGTATATGATGGTGCCTTTTCATCTGAAGAATACGATGTTTTTTCCGACGACGAAGAACTCGTTTGCGGTTTGGAAAACCCTGAGACATGTGAATCTTGCGAATGAGACCGCCTTCAGGGAAGGATTGGATAATCCTGACGTTGATGGGGATAGTTGGCGCTTCTACAGTGTATCTGGTGGGGGCGTTGTCGCGGATCGTACAATCGTGGTTCCAATAAATGAAAACGTGGATTGATCAGGACCTCTGCACAGGGGATGGTTTATGTGAAGAGATATGTCCTTCTATTTTTTATGGGCATGATGATGGGCTTTTTTATGTCAAAGAGGCTGGTTCTGAAAGACCCAAAGAACCAACACACAGGATGGGAGAATCTGTTCTAATTCCCGACGATCAAGTAGAAGCCGTTATTGAGGCTGCTGAAGAATGCCCCGGAGAGTGCATTTTTGTGGAGGTAGAATGAATAAAACAATTAAACTTATAGCAGCGATAACAGGTTTGCTTGTCGCTGTTGGCACCCTAATAGGTGCCATTACTGTTACACTAGGTAAAGATGACAAGGATGGCGGTAGTTATTCGTACACTACGATAATCTTGGATTCACCAGAAAAATATGAAGAGTTTTTAATGAGTCATCCTTCGGGTAATAATGGATAATTATGAATTGTTGGCATTGTAAAACTGAATTGATCTGGGGCGGCGATCACGATCTTGAAGATGATGAGTCGTATTCTGTGGTTACTAATTTAAGTTGCCCAGAATGTGATGCTTACGTTGAAGTTTATGTGTAGTGTCTAGATTAACCGAATTACAGCAAGAGGCAGAGTGGAGGCGTTGTGAAAGAGATGAGTCTTATTTCTTACATAAGTATTGGCATATTGCTCATCCTGCTCATGGGCGTATCCTATTTGATTTACGACGTGCGCAATCTACCGCATTACAACACTGGGAAACAAACCGTTACAGTCTCACCTTAAAAGCACGTCAGATAGGTTGGACAACTCTGGTCGCTGCCCACCAGTTTTGGTTAGCATACTTTTTCTCTGATCAGAACATTATTGACCTGTCACGTACTGAACGTGAATCTGTTTTATTGTTAAGAAAGTCTAAATATGGTTTTCAGCATTTACCTGAGTGGATGTTGGAACGTGGTCCTAAGTCGCTGGTTGAACATCAGCAGAAAATGGGGTTTGATAATGGTTCACAGATTACTTCGATGCCTTCAGCATCCGATCCTGCAAGAGGTGAGTCGGCTTCGCTGGTTGTGGTTGACGAAT